CGCGAGGGTTTTATTAACTAATTCTTGCCAACCACCTATCTTTTGTGGTTCTCCATACCTAAATCTAACATTATCTCCATCAATCCATTGCCCTTCGGCTCCGGTTGCAGTTTGTTGTTTATTGAATCCAGGCTTAAATTGTATCTTCTGTAAAGGCATAAAGTGGCATTATATATAAAACTTTATAAATTAATAGTATAAACTATTCAATTTTATTGATTTATTTTACTATATGCTGTGCTAATACCATGCACGATATCCATACCCATATAGTGTTAAATCCAACTAATGTAGGTAATAATTTTTTGTTAGATGCCCATATTAATGCTAAACTTGTAAATAAAGTTAAAAAAAATAAATACCACAAAGATATTTTAAATATTAGACCTGGAATAATTATAATAGCTTTTGCACTCCAACTTAAAAATTCAACAGTGTTATAATCTGTCCAATATTTCTTTTTAAAAAACATAGTATAACAATATTTAATTTTTTTAAGACCTGTATGTCTATAAACAAAAAATAATAAAATTAGTGCAGCTATGTTAGCAAATATTATTTGATTTACATTCATTTATATTTTTTAAATATTCTTTGTGACTAATTAAATTTTTAGATAAAAATTTACCTTCAATACGTTCTTTCATATAATTATTTATATATTTTTTGTAATTATCTGATAATGTTTCGTATTCTTTTTTTATTAATTTTTTATTTATTAAATTTAATTCTTTTAATACAATAGTAAAATTAGCTGCATTAAAAAGTTGATAATTGCCCATGAAATCTTCTTGAATAGGTAATCTGTGATTCCATTTTTTTAAATTATTAGACAATGTTTTTGGTAAATTTAATTTTAAATTTTTCCAAAATTTACTTGTTTTTTTATTAACTTTATAATGTAATAAAACAAAATCTCTTGTGTTTTCTACAATATATTTAAATTTTTCATTATATAAATCTATGTCAGATTGTTTGTAATTTATTAAAAGATGAATTAATAAAAAAGATTGTTGTATAGATGTACCGATAGAAGATGCTTCTAAAGGTTCAATAAAACTTGAACACAATCCTATTGCAACACAATTTCCTAACCAAGCTTTTTCTAAAGCACCGGCTTCAAATTTTATATTTTTAGCAATTTTAACTTCATGTCCCAAATACCTTTCACATTCTTTTTTTGCTTGTTCCGCATTAATATATTTATTATTAAAAACATATCCATTTCCCCATCTTCCTTTTGTTGGTATTCTCCACATCCAACCTGCACTCATTGCTTTAGATAACGTATAAGGAGCGTACTCTTCGGTATCTTTAGTAGGAAAAGCAATTGCTTCGTTCATTGGTAAATATTTTTTATAAGAAATCCATTTAGATCCAAGTTTAGAAATTAAAACTTTTTTAAAACCAGTTGCATCTATATAAAAATCATATTTATATTTTTTATTTTTACTTTTTAAAAAAACAATATTTTTATTTTTAATATTTATATCTTTTATTTCATCTTGAATTATATTTATATTTATTTCTTTACATTTTTTTAATAAAAAATTATTTAATTTAAATGTGTTGAAATGAAATTGATTTGGAAGATCATTTGGAATTATTTTATTTTCAAAACAATTTTCATTTGTATATTTTTTTGATTCTAAATTATTAATTATTGAATATGCGTAAGCACCAAGATATTGACCAAATTTCATACTATTTAAATAAGCACTTATACTATGAAGATATGGTTTTTTTGTCCACCCCTCAAACATAACCCCATATTTAAAAGTAGCATCTGTTTCTCTTAAAAGTTCATCTAAAGAAATATTGCAAAAATTCATAAATTCTTTCCAATGTTCTGTGCTTCCTTCTCCCACTCCTATAATTCCAATTTCATCTGATTTTACAACATCTACTTTTATTTTTGAAAAACGATTTTTAATTATCAATGCTGAAATTAATCCTGCAGTCCCTCCTCCTAAAACTAAAACATTATTTATTTTCATTTTTAAAATAATAAGGAAGACCTAAAATAGGACGTTTATCATATAAATTTTTATCAGAATCTTTAGTGTTTTTATCATTATAGTGCAAAAAAACTTGTGCACAATTTTCTCCTTTAAAACTTTCTCGCCAATGCTCTAGTTCGTTTCCTCTATATATTAACATATCTCCTATTTTTAAATTTATTTTTATTTCTTTATTTTTTTTTAAAAATATAGGCCACTCATCTCCTCCTAAAAATAAAGTTGTGGATATTTCACATGAAAATCTATCTTTGTGACGATGTAGTATATCTCCTTTTTTATAAATTCTAGCATAAGAATAATTAGGATTTAATTTCAATTTTGTTTCTTTTTCCATTATTGGAAGAAGTTTAGTTAATAGTGTTTCCATTACAATGTCAGAGTAATGAGAATATGTGTTTGGAATTTGTTGGTCATTCCAAGTACCGAAAGAAGATTCTGACGAATTCAAATAACCTGTACTGAACATTATTCTAGCTACTTGTCTTTTTGTCATAAAATAATCATTACAAAAATTAGCTAATTCTTTTGATATTGCTTTTTTAACAATAATATATTTGTTTTTTTTAAAACTCATATTATATATATTCTACCCATCCTGTTATAATGTATTTATTTTCTTCCGGTGCATTTACTCCTTGATGTAAATGTGTCCAATAAGCAGGCCATATATAAAAATTTCCAGCCATTGGTTTTATTGTAGTTTTTTGAAATATAAATTTAGTTCCTCCACCTTTTTTAATAGTATTTAAAAATATCATAAAAGCAAAAACTCTTTTTGAAAATTTTTCATTTCCATCATTTTCACAGTGAATAAAATTATAATAATTATTAGGTTCATATTTCATAAGTTGTACAAAATTATTAAGTTGCCATTTATGGATATGTTTATCTATTAATGGGTATTTTATTTTAAAATCTTTTATACCTTTAACTATACTTTTACCTAAACCAAAATAATCTTGTTCATTTTTTAATTCTAAACAAATTTCTAAATCTTTAATTATGTCTTTATTTGCTAAACCAGGTTGAGCTTTATCAATATTTTTATTAAACCATTTTATAAGTTTATCACATGAATTTTTTGAATAAGCTTTTGGTACTTCGTGTATAAAATTCATATTTCTATTTAAATGGTTGTCCAAGATTCCAAATTACTAATGAATATCTTGTTCCTTTAGTTACAGGTTTGACTCTATGCCACACAAAAGAAGGAAATACGACTATGGATCCTTGTGATAATATTTCCATGCATTTTTTAATTACAGGCTTACCATTTTCTTTATTTCTAAAATCAAATTCTAATTCTCCTCCTTTATAATCTTTAGGATCTGATAAGGAACAAGTCACAGATAATTTTCTTATTTTTCCGTGAGTATTTACATCATTTAAATTATCATAAGGCAAAGGCCAACAATCATTATGCCAGTCATAAAATTGTTCTTTTTTATATTTTGTAAATTGACATGCTTCAGACCAATCCCAATCAAAGTTCCAACCTGCTGATTTATTTGCTTGATGTATATAGGGTTGAATTTGATCATATATCCATCTTTCATTTAACCATACAATATTTGAATCTCTTTTTTTCTTTAAATCTTTTATTTCTTTTTTTGTAAGTAATTTTTTGTCTTTAATTTTATTAGTTTGATTACCAGTCAACGCTAGTTGTTCTTGTTTTGAGTTACCTAATTTAATAATTTTATTACAAATATCTGGACTTAAAGCCTTTTTAAAATAATAATAGTAGTTCTGTAGGTTCATTCTGAACTATCATATAATAGATTTATTACTTAAAGTAAAGGGCCCCATGTTAAGGATAAAGGGTCCCAAACAATTGTGTTATTTTGATTATCTGTACTTTTCCATCTTAAATTTTCCTCATCCCAATCAGGTTTAATAAAATTATCTTGATAAAAAACATTGTTTGGGCGTAAAACTGGTGGTTCCCAGTAACAAGTATTTTCATCTAGTGTCCAGGAATTAAAAGGCTTAGGTTCAATAAAAGCATCTCTTTGTGAATCATACGTATATCCAATACTGGCATAATTTTTTCTTAAAGGTACTTTCCCTAATATATGAACACCTCCTCTGGTATTATAAGAAGTTTGAACCCAGTTAGTATTCTGTCCAAACAAAGATTTACAAAATTCAATACCTTTTAATTCTGATTCAATACCGTTATCTAATAATTCATTATTATGAACAACAATTCCTTGTTCTACTATATTTTCAGAGTTTATTTTTACAAAATGTGCCATAAATATTTTTTAAGAAACAAAAGTTCCACTACCATTATAAACTAATATTGTATCTGTTCCAGCAGATGAAGAAGTAGGAGAACCTGTTGTAGATCCTTTTAAAAAAGCTTTAGTTGGTAATCTAAGAATAACAACTCCTTTTCCTCCAGCTCCACCCGCAGTTCCTTGAGCACCACCACCTCCGCCACCTCCACCGCCTCCGCTTCCTGTGTTATCATCTCCATCCGTTGCTACAATACCGCCTGGATTTATTGCTCCATCACCTCCTATACCTGAACCTCCTAAACCTTGATCTGGATAATGTGATCCGCCTCCTCCACCACCGGCTCTAGTAACTGAAGAACCTGAAATTGTTGATGCTACTCCAACTCCACCATCTCCTGCTTTAGTTGGAGATCCGGTTACTCCTACTGCACCTGCTCCGCCTCCACCACCAGCTCCGCTATTTCCAGCACCAGCATTAAGACCTCCATCAAAACCTTGATTTGCAGTTCCAGCTCCAACTGTAGCAGAAGGAGATTGAGGTATAAATCCTCCAACTCCTCCTCCAGATCCTCCAGGTGTTCCGCTTGCTAGAGGTAAAGTACCTGTATGACCTCTACCGCTTGTACCACCACCTACTGATGAAATTGTTGTTATAGTTGGAGCTGATATGGAAGAAGTATCTCCAGCTCCACCGTAACCACTAGGTGCTGCACCTGCTGCACCACCTAAACCTACTGTAATTGTAAATGTAATTGATTTTCCTGTAACACTAATTGCTGTTTCTGAAGATCCACCACCTCCAGAACCCTCATTATTAAAAGCTGATCTATATCCACCTGCTCCTCCACCTCCACCTACATTAGCTGATCCTCCAGCTCCTCCAGCTACAACTAAATAATTTAAAGTATATGGGTATACAGATGCACCACCAAATCCAAATCCTTGCGCTGAACCTGCACCTCTTGTAGATAATAAAGGCATTCTTTCTTCTCCTTAAGCTTTAAATTGCGTTTGCGCTGCTAATATTGTGTATGTTGATGCAGCTGTTTTGATCGCTGTGTAAGTGTAGACATCATTAGACGAAGCGTTTCCAGTTGTTGGAGCCGATCCACCTTGGTAAACTAATGTAACACCAGTTGTTGTTCCATCAACTTGTACTACGTTATTAAAAAATGTTGTGTTGCCTTGTTTTGTAATTAATGCAACTGTTGCAGATTCACCGGTATTTAAAGCCGCGTTTAATGCAGTTGAAGCATTTCCTCTTAAATTAACTGTAAAG